GCTCAGTACTGGCTTATCACTATCAAGGTCCATTTAAAGGTATGGTAAAGCGTTCAGTAGGCGTTTACTATACTGATCTTGGTTGTGAATGGACTCAAGAAATGCATAAAGACTATTACGGGGATACAAGTACGGCTCGCAGTTCTACAGCTACTGGTAAAAAACGACGTGCTACAAGACGACCTAAATAATCATGTACAGCCCTAGCCCTTGGAGCTAACATGAAAGATAATGTTGTAATTTTCCCTAAAGCCAAAAAAGATGGCACTCCTCCTCAATCCTTAGAAGAGATACAGAATCATATAGGTAAGAACCGTATTAAGTATCTGCAAGCGATTGCAGGTGAGATCTCTATTGATGTCTTTATGAAATTAGAACAAGTTGGTGTTGATTATCAAGGTGATGAAAATATTAAGAAAGATTTCACCTTAATCAACGAAGCAATTAAGTCTGCGTTAGGTCGTACTCTTAATGTACAGCATCCATTGCAAGAATTTGCAGAGCATTCTATAGATACAACTAACAGTGAAATTGATTACATGTTAGGTGAACTAGAAGAGATGGATGAATAACAGTTGCCTTTTATCTAATTAGTGGTTATAATAATCATAATATAGATTAGATAAGGAACTTTATTATGATCATAATGGATCTAAACCAGGTCATGATCGCGAATCTGATGGCTCAGATTGGCAATCATACTAATATGCAACTCGAAGAAGACCTGCTTCGACATATGATTCTCAATTCAATTCGTACTATTAGAAGCAAGTTCCATAGTGAATATGGTGAACTTGTGATTGCTTGTGACGATAAGAAATACTGGAGACGCGATGTGTTTCCATATTATAAGGCTCATCGTAAGAAAGCACGAGAGGCTTCTGAACTCGATTGGAACGCTATCTTTAGCTGCCTGAATAAGGTTCGCGAAGAGCTCAAAGAATTCTTTCCATATAAGACTATTCAAGTAGATGGCGCAGAGGCTGATGATATTATTGGTACTCTATGTCACGAGTATGGATTAGAGTTAAAACCATCAGAATACGAGAAGATTCTCATTCTATCTGGTGATAAAGACTTCGTACAGCTTCAAGTATATGCTAATGTAGAGCAATATGATCCTATTCGAAAGAAATGGATTAAGCATTCGAACCCGAAAGCATATCTCAAAGAGCACATTGCACGTGGTGATAGAGGTGATGGTGTACCTAATATGCTATCAAAAGATGATTGTCTTATTGTAGGACGTCAAAAGCCTTTGCGTCGTAAGTTCTTAGATACAATGTTAGAGTCTGATACTCCTGAACTATCTGAAGAACTCTTACGTAACTATAAGCGTAATCAGCAGCTAGTAGATCTTACATTTACTCCTGATACTATACGTGAATCAGTACTAGACAAGTACCTAAATATAGAGGTAAACAAGCGTGATAAGTTGTTCGGTTACTTTGTCAATCATAAACTGAAAAACCTCATGGAAAATATAGGTGACTTCTAAATGCAAAAAGGTATTTTTGAAATCTTTGCTGAAAATGCAAAGTTGAGAGGGGCTGATAAAGCAGCACACCTCAAAGCGAATGAAAACTATGCTCTGAAGACTATTCTACAGGGCTGCTACCATCCGAACGTTAAGTTTCTCTTACCTGACACACCTCCTCCTTACTCAGAGTCTGATCCAATTGGTATCGAAACGAGAATCTATTCTCAGATACGTAAGTTTGATCTCTTTATTGAAGGTGGACGTAATGTCAATCAGACAAAACGAGAGATGATCTTTATTGAAACTCTAGAATCTATCCATCCAGAAGATGCTAAGATTCTAATTAATATGGTCGCTAAAAAAGACCCATATAAAGGTATCACAGAGAAGATTGTCAGAGAGGCTTTCCCATCATTACTCCCAGAACCAGCACCTACTAAAAAAAGTTAGTTTTTTAACAAAAAAACAGTTGCCTTTTATCTAAATCGTTCCTATAATAAGGTATGATAAAAGGAGATATATTATGACAATTTTTTTAGATATGGACGGAGTTCTCGCTGACTTCTTTGGTGGGTTAGAAAAGAGATACAATGTTAAGCATTGGAAAGCGCTTAATGAAGCAACGATTCTAGGCTTAAAGAATACAGATTTCTTTGATAGCTTAGATCCATTTCCATCTAGCGCTGCATTAGTAGCAGAAGTTATTAGTCACTCAAAAGGTGATTGGGGTATTTGCTCATCACCTCTAAGAGATGACTTCGCTAACTCGACCTTCTGGAAGAGGAAGTGGTTAACTAGAATGCAATGGTTACCTGAGATAGAGAAGTTAATCTTTACATCTCGCAAGCATAGGTATGCTGTTAACAAGCTAGATGGTAAACCTAACATCTTAATTGATGATAAACCTTCTAATATTAAGGACTGGAATGAAGCAGGTGGTATAGGTATTCTATATCAAGCTAATAAAGATAGTCTACAATATGTTAGTAATGCATTAGAAGATGCGGTAAGGAGGGCTAAATAGTCTTATGCCAACGTATACTCTGTATGATCAAACGGCTGATGAATACTGGGACGATGTAATGTCGTATGATGACTTACAGACCCTCCTTGCTGACAACCCCCACATAAAGCATATCTTAAAAGCACCTGCATTTATCTCGAATGCGGGCAATTTACGTGTGGACAATGGATTTAAAGAAATGCAATCTAGGATAGCGCAAGCGCATCCAAATTCAGCACTAGCAGACAGAGTTGGCGGCAGGTCTACAAAAGAAATTAAGACCAAGCAGGCATACGAAAGGTATAAAAAACGTTCAACTCAAACATAGAAGGTGCGCATGAGCAAACTCTCCCGACGTCAGAGAAGACAATTAGTACAGCAAGGTATTCTAGATGAACAAAGGAGACTAACAGACAAGTTTAATTTACCTAAAGTCGAACCACTAACAAAAACACAATGGCGTGTATTTAAAGACTTTAGGCAAGATAACCATTTAGTATTATATGGTTATGCAGGTACAGGTAAAACTTATATGTCATTGTACCTAGCGCTAGCAGATGTATTAGATGGAATGTATGACAGAGTAGTCATTATACGCTCTGCAGTATCATCACGAGATATGGGTTTCTTACCTGGTAATCAACGAGAGAAAATGAGAGCCTATGAAGAACCATATAGACAAATAGCTAATAAGTTATTTAATCGTGGAGATGCTTATGAAATTTTAAAGACGAAGAATATTATAGAGTTTATGTCATCGTCTTTTGTGAGAGGTATTACCTTAGATAATGCCATCGTTATTATTGATGAGTTCCAGAATATGAACGGTCATGAATTACACTCATTAATAACACGCTTAGGAGATAATTCACGTCTCATTCTAAGTGGAGATATTAGGCAGTCTGACTTGCAAGGAGAGCAATCAGGATTTAAAGAAACAATGAACATCTTTAAACGCATGCCAAAAGTAAGTTTGATTAATTTTACCATAGATGATATAGTAAGATCAGGCTTCGTTAAAGATTATATTATTGCAAGAGAAGCATTGAAAGATGAAAGAATTCCAGCACATTCCGCTGATAGTGGAATTAGAACAGCTGAATCGCATTACTACAGAGACGGGTCGAGTATACGAGACACCGACGGGCGAAAGTTATCCATCAGTCACGACGGTATTATCGCATCTTAACGCCAAATCTATAGCACAATGGCGTAGAAGAGTAGGAAACGACGAAGCAAATAAAGTTTCTGCTCAAGCCTCTCGTAGAGGTACCAAAGTGCATAAGATGTGCGAAGATTATTTAAATAACGAATGGCATGAAGATAAGATCGTGCCATTCGATACCTACCTTTTTAAACAAATCAAAGACATTTTAGATCAGCATGTAGATAATATCTACGGCTTAGAAGTACCTCTGTTCTCACATTACCTACGGTGTGCAGGTACAGTAGACTGTGTCGCTGAGTTCATGGGTACTAAATCCATTATTGATTTTAAGACATCACGTAAGCAGAAGCAAGAGAGTTGGATTACCAATTACTTTATGCAGGAGTCCGCTTATGCTGTTATGTTTGAAGAGCGTACAAAAATACCTATTGTACAGTTAGTCACTATCATAGCAACAGAAGAGCAAGAGCCTCAAATCTTTATACAGCATCGAGATGATTGGATTGATAGATTTATGGTTGCACGTAATCAATACGATGCAATGAAAATGCAAGCAGTTAACGAGAGGTAATATGTTAGATATAAATAAACGTTTAGCTGATTATGCTGTCTTGAATGAGAGGCATAAACTTTACGATGAAAAGATTAATAAACTAGAACGTGCATATCAACGGACGCCGCACTGGAACTTACAGCGGCAAATAAGCGATCTTAAGAAAGAGAAGCTTATCATTAAAACCATCCTAGAACGTAATCCAGTACAACAGGAGCAAGTATGAGGATAACTCATGAAATATTTACTCGCAATATTAGCTGTGCTGTGGATAGGGGCAGCTAGTGCAGAAGAAGGGGTTAATCAGGCAGAACCCCTACGGTCGTTAAAGCCTGTTGAATGCTATCCCGCGCCAGTCTTAAAAACTAGTTTAGAGTCTCAATATAAAGAGATTAATGTTTTTACAGGCGGAGGAGTAGCAAGAGGTGAGGAGAGCTTAATTAACGTAATGGTAATGCTCTATGTTAATAAAGAGACAAATACCTTTACAGTAGTTGAGTTGCAAGAATTTGGATATGCATGTATTATCGGTGCAGGTAGCATTTTACAGCTAGGTGACATGCAAGGTATTAAGATAAAGTATTAATGATTGCATATGTTGATATAGACGGAACGATTTGTTCTATAGTTGAATATGGTGATGGTACTCGTAATTATAAGAAAGCAAGGCCATTACAAGAGCGCATTGATCGATTAAACGATTTGTACAAGAGTGGATGGGAAATCCATTATTGGACAGCAAGAGGCGCACAATCCGGTCTAGATTGGACTGAAGAAACTGAGAGACAACTTCAAAACTGGGGCTGTCTCTACACATCGCTAAATATGAAGAAACCACATTACGATATCTGGATAGATGATAAAGCTATGCAAGCAGACCTCTTCTTTGCAGATTTTAATAGAGATGGTGGGGAATATTAGCGTGAATGGCGATACAATTTAGCGAAGATGACAGACAAAAAGGTAAAGCTGCTGTCTACAAAGTTATAGTAGATAACAAAATTGTTATGTATACTTCGAATAAAATAATAGCCTTAAGATATTATAAAGCATTAAACAATGAACTCTATCAAAGAAAAAATAAAAACAAGAATGGATCAACTGCAGATGTTGATGGAAGCGAACATCCATCTAACATCACCTGAAAAGGTCGAAGAGCACATTAAAACTGTATCCAAATTCTGGTCAGCATTATCAGAGGAAGATAGAGATTATATTGATGGTGCACGATATGCAATAGAAGAAAGGCTAGAATGGAATGTTTGAATATAGATGCAAAGTAATTAGAGTTATAGACGGTGATACTGTCGATGTAGATATAGATCTTGGTTTTGGTGTCTGGTTAAAAAAAGAGCGTGTGAGGTTATATGGTATCGATACACCTGAATCACGCACTAGAGATAAAGAAGAAAAGATCTACGGTAAAGCAGCTAAAGCCTACCTAACAAAATTCTTAGAAGATGAGTGGATTATTCTCAAAACAAAAGAATATGATGCAAAAGGTAAGTTTGGCCGTATTCTAGGTGAATTATGGCGTACATCATCGTTTGCAGATAAGTCAGCTCAAGAGTATATGATAGAAAAGCATTATGGAGTTGCTTATTTTGGTCAATCAAAAGATGACATTAAAGAGCAGCACTTAGCTAATAGAGAGCTGGTTGATTTAAGTTTACTACGGTTACTAGATGAAAAGAAATAAGACGACAGCATTTGACTACATTAAGATAAGATCTGAGCAACTCAGAGAAGATCGTGATAAAACTACTGATCCAATGGATAAGCAATGGTATAATAGAGTAATTGAAGAACTCAATTGGGTTTCTATGTATATCGCTGAGCCAGAAGCAAAACTACCTGAAACTAAAAAAACCTACTATACAGAGCGCGAATGGGCTAGAACAGTAGGATTCGGTAAAGTCCCAGAAAAATATAAGAAACCTGAAAATAACAGTTGACTTTACAAGAGAAGTAGTCTATTATATCATAATGAAGGATATGGAGATATTATATTATGAAACCAGTGATCTCGGTAATTGCTGCAGCAGTGCTATTGACAGCCTGCTCTGGTAACCCATTTAAAAAAGACTTCGTAGAGATTGAAAAGGTCGATACGAAAGCCGATACAGTGCCAGTCTGGTACTTAGATGTAGAGAAAGACTCTGATCAGTATATTCATGCTGTAGGAACAGGTCTCTCTGACGATCTACAATTCTCACTTGATAAAGCCTTACATGAAGCTAAACTGACGCTTGCTGATAAGCTGTCAGCGAATGCTACCATGGATTTTAAAAGGTTCGTGGGAGACAATCAAAAAGGAGGTCTAGGCATCTCTAGTCAAAAGACTCAGAAGGTATCTAAGACCTCCTTTAAGAACGTAGATGTATCAAAATATGTTGTAGACAATAAGCTAGTACAGAAAGAAGGTCAACAGTACCGAACTTATGTACAGCTTCGTCTAGATGTTGTGAATCGTCCGATTGTGAATAACTATGCACAGTCTGATGAGGTTGCTGCCGATCAGGCCTTCGAAAGCCTGGATGGTAATAAGATAGTTGTTGATAAACAATGAAGCTTATAATCGCTATTCTCCTGCTGTTAAACTTTCTGGCGCTCAGCAACCCACCAGAAGCAGAGAGAATTATCGAGTACATTCTACCTAAGAACTCTTTTTGGGTAGAATCTAAAGAAAGCAGTACCTGTATAGACGGTACTGGGCAAACAGTCGTAACCAGAACAGTAACGCGTTCTACTATTGAGAAGGAAAATAATCTATGAATACGAACGTTGCGGAAACCATTTGTGACAGACTACCAGGTGTCACAAAGAAAGCTCTTAAATATAAACTAGCATATATGATGCTAACTAAAGGTAATGTGACAGAGAGTGAATTCTTTGGACGCTTTAACCATTATGAGCCGAGTTCAATTAAAAGCCGTTTGTTTGAGTTGAAAGAAGACTTGAGCATTGAAAGGTCTAGGACGAAAGATCCAGTGATTGGATATGACGTACTATATACCTGTAACGGAATCAAAAGAGATGCTCTAAACAAGTATATCAAGTAAATGATCAAAGCTATCATGGCTATTGATGAAGAGGGTGGCGTTTCCAGGAACGGCACCCTCCCCTGGCCAGACAATAAACGAGATTTGCAGTGGTTTGAAAGTCAGACCAGAGACAATGTGGTTATCATGGGATCAAAGACCTATGATGATCCTCATATGCCCAGGCCATTGCCTGGAAGAACGAATTACGTTATCACCTCACGAGTCGACAGCTATCCAAAAGTTAACAAAATAGTGACAGCTATTCCTCAGACTATCCGTGAGATCGAACAGTATTATCCCAACAAAACAATTTGGATCATAGGCGGTCCATCTATTATCGATCAGACTCTCCATCTTATTCAGGAGTTCTATATTTCTAGAATACCAGGCAAACACAATTGTGACACCTTTCTTAACATGGAGCCGATCAAAGAGAACTTCATTAGGAACACGAAAGTGATTCACCCTAACGTTACATTCGAAATATGGAGAAAACAACGATGAACATGAAATTTGGAATAGGAGTTGTGGCAGCCATAGTTTTGCAAGTATCCGCATTTGTATGGTGGACAGCACAACAGGCACAAACAATCGAACAACTCAATAGCCAGGTCAAAGAACTGACATCGAGAATGGCTATAGAAGATAGTATCAATCTGAAGAACAAGATTGATAGCGTGAAAAATGCCACAGAAGAACAGTACGAATGGTTGGTAGAGATTGATGAAGATATTGAAAAGCTCATCTATTTCGCACGTTTCACAGAGAACAGATGGGCAGAGGCCTATGCTAATGATAATTCATATGAGAGACAATTTGGTATGAAACAACCAGGAGGTAAGCAATAATGAAACCAATCCTAACAGCAGCTGCCATCCTGACCATATCCGGA